AGTGTTCGTTAAAGTTTTCTTAATGTTGTATATACTCTTAGGATTGAAAACACCCATGTATGGTCCTGGAACCGCGTTTGCTTTCAATGTCGCGTATGCTTCGAACAAGTCTTTAACTTCTAACTCGTCACCTGCCGCACCGATTTGAGATGAGAAAGATGAGAACAGGCCAGTTAAAGCTCTGTCGTGTCTTTTCGCGATCGCCTCACCAAATAACTTACCTAGGTCAGCAACAACATTTGACACTGAATGGTTTCTAGCCATGTCAGTCAAAGTAGTCATTATACCTGCTTCAGTTAATGTGATGTTGGCAACACCTGTTGAGATCTCAGTGTTTGATAAGTCCGAGTTCTCACCGGCATCAGCCGCGATTGTTTGCACAGGGTATAGAGGCACTTGTAATACCTTACCTGCGTTTGCTGGAACTGTGAATTGTTTCACAAGTCCTGGCATGATTGAAGTCTCTGATGCCACGAACATCGCCTCTTGGACGATGGGTGCTATCAGGTCATTCAAACTTGTAGTAGTTGATTCATTAGCCATTTTGCTAATCTCCTTTTAGTTGTTAATTTAGAAGTCCTAGAATCCTTGCTTCTTACGATGCTCGGCGTAGATCTTCCTGTGTTCTGGATTTGTCATGTCCAGTTTATTAACATCAACTTGGGAAACACCCGTTGTGCCAGTGTTTGATTTAGAACCACCTCCCGGTTGTCCCGCTGAAACGAAGTGTGGATTTGATTGAAGAAATTCTCCTACCAACCCATCTATGTTCAGAGGATCACCATTGTCAGTGTATCTAGTCTGCCCCGTCTTGGGATCAACCACTTCAACCTCTCCTGATTCTGACATCCTGACGTTTTCCCTAACCAGCCTCGCGACCTGTTCTGGGTTCACCGCCTTCTTGGTCGATGCGGCATTTATCAATGCACCATCCACCTTGATCTTGGTCAGTTCAGAAGTTAGTGTTGAAATCTTGTTGTTGAACTTCTCTGCGTTCTCCTTCAACAGTTTCTCAAACTCTGACTTCTCTTTTGCTTGGGAGATCTTTTGCTCTTCCTCCTTCTGCACAAGAGTCTGGTATTTCTCAACGTCCACGCCTTCGAACTTCCTTGACAGTTTGGCTTCTGCTTTCCTTCTTACTTCAGCCGCCACGGCATCAAGTTCTGCCTGGGTGTAGACTTTCGCGGGTTGATTGTCCGCTGTGTCCTGGATCGTGTTAGAGACTGTTTCAGTTGCCCCAGTGGCAGTTTGAACGTCTGGCGATGTTTGTTCTTGACTCATCGTAGTCCTCCTTTTGTTGTGCGTGGCAGGATATACCACAATGTGTTGATATTTATTAGTAAAACTGATCAAATGAGTCTATAGACCATTTTTCATAGTATCCAGACTGTTTGAGTTTGTGTTGTGCTTGTTTCAGTTTCGCCATATCCTGTATCATTATCAGAGGCAGTTTGCCATAACTGAATGATACACCTTTATGTAGTCCATCGTTGTCTGGGTGGTCATACATTATGGCGTAGTCAGGATTCTGTTTGTGTGCCCGCTTACAGATGTTGGACAACTTGCGTTCCGTTATCTGGTCAGTGAAATATAGGATGACAATGTCCAGACCAAGGCTAACAAAAAGACCGCAACACTGATCAATCTGATCCAGCACATCTGTCTTCGCAGGCGTGATCTGTATCTTGCGATCCTCAAGTGTTCTTTTCGCAAACGGACAGATTGCCGCTCCACTCGCCTTATGAGTTTTAGCAACAACCTGTCTGATCCACTTCTCAATGTCCTTACCTTCGTCTGCCACTGGGTTTTCTTCTGCCAGACTTAGATCCTTTGTTCTTCTTCTTTTTCTTGTCCATCGTGATCCTCCTTAATCCTGTGCTTGGTTGGGAATTTCTCTGGCCTGCCCTCGTTCCTTGATGGTGCATAGAGGTCCAGTAATTCAACTCCCCTGGCGTGAGCCACCCTCTTCAACAACACACAGGCCTTCCTGGCCCTGGTGGCATTGGTCTTGCTGGGGTGTTTCATCAATTTGTCGTAGTGTGTGAAGTAGTCAAGGCACAACTGTTTCATCTGCCTGTGCCTGGCCGTCTCTTCAGGTAATCTGTAGAGTTTCCTAATCATTGGTTGGTTTGAACTGTATCGAGTGCCATGGTGCCGTCAGTCCGTGGCTGTTCTTGTAGATGTCTCCGGTCTGCACCGATTTCGCGGCCATGAATTCCCTGGTGCCATTGCCGTGGCGTTTCTTCTGCACCACCCGACAAGGTCGCCATTCCTGTCCCTTGGCATAGAACTTGGCGTGATGGGTCTTCTGTCCCTTTGATGTCTTTACACCTGCCACTCGAGTCTACCTCCATTAATTGAATATCTTCCTTATAATGCGTTCTATCCATTCGGCCACTCTGTCACAGCCATCAAAGAATTTCTCTAACCATCTGTCCATCATCGCCAACTCCTTATGGCCCAATAGGCCGGACTCAATGACTTCTGTCCTCGAACCTTGGCCAGTATCGCACCGAACCTGGCGAGGAATGATTTCTTTCTTGCTGGTATGTTTTTCTTGATCCGCATGTTGGGATCACCATATCTCACGATGTTGACCGTGCCTGTGGATTTGTTCCTGACATACACCGCGAATTTCTTTGACCGTCCGGGTGTCCTGAATGGTTTATTGAGTGTTACCGTCCTGCCCTGGTATTGTGCCATTTGAGCCTCCAAAATATCTTCCTATCTCAGGATGTAGTTCTAGTATCTCTTCATTTGATAGGCCCTGCTCGATCATCTCCCTCATATGGGTGACCATGTCCGCTGGGTTGGTCATCGGATCGTGCGTGCCATCGTCTGCCAATTGATTCTGCATCTCGTCTAATTCATCTTCGTCTTTGGCCAGTATTTCAATTGTTTTCTGATCAATAATAGATTTAACATTTGGAGTGGCTGTGGCTGAGTCCCTCTGGGCACTCGCCGCCTTGTTGATTATGTCCATGTCCAGGTTCTTGTCCCTGATGTGGAATGCCATAGGATATTTGATCTCTCCGTCCCAGGCCTCGCCTTGCCATAGACCAAATAGTCTGAATATCTGTTCTTCCGCCAATTCTAGGTTCTTGGCCTTCTCACACAGTTTGGCGTCAAGCATAAGGAATTCTGATTGCATAGCAACACCGGACATCTGTCTGGTCTCAATGGCCCTGATCGAACCCATGTGTGCCATCCTGTCAATTGACTTCACAGTCTCGTCCATGGTTTTAAGTATTGCTTCAAGATTACCACCATTCGGTTGTAGTAGATATGGTTTGAGTGCTGGGTCCAACTCCTCCGGCATGTCTATGATGGCACCCGCTCCCGCCTGTGCTGAAACTGATCTGGTCTTGACCAGACTTGGATGATTGGTCAGTGATATAAGTTGTTCTGCCTCTGAATAACAGTTGCCCAGGAATCTCTGTGCCTGTGCTATTGAATCAATGTCTGAAACACCGATGCCCTTGATTGGTCCCCTGTTGGCGTAGGCCCACACCGCTGGAACCTTGCCCAGTAGGTTTGGTCTCGACTCAACGATCTTCATTGGATCCTTGGCATCACTGCCGTTGTATGAGTATAATTCTATGGCGTCTGGCGTCCACTTCCTGATGTAGAACTCGCCAGCCCTCTGGTAAGGTCTCTCGTCCTGTTCCAGCAACATAAGTTCAGTCAATTCATAGTGTCCGTTTGGTTGTCTCACGAATCTCCAGTTCAGGATGTTCTCTGGTGTGTAGATTGTGGCGTAAGGTCTTATGCCCTGTGCCAGTTCATCAGCACGTGTGCCCACAACGGTCTCTGGACGATCGATCAATACACAGACGTGTCCGTAGATTGAACTCTGTATGTTGACCTCACGCATGAATGAATCCCAACTCCTGCCATCCATGTCACAGTCTTTCAAGAACTGCTCCAGCTCTGGTGAGTTGTCTAGGTTTCCAAAATCCCGTTTAGGCTCTTGCCTGTATAGGAATGAATTATATGTGTGTATTATGGATCGGCAGTGATTGTCTTCCGCCGCGTGTGATAATCTGGTTAGGTATTCGCCCTCGTTCTCGTATTGGTATCTCTTCAGATACATCCCCCTCTTGTATTCAGCACCACCCAGGTAACTCCGCTTGAGGAACTTCCAGTGGTTGATGTATGCGTCGTAGTCTTGGTGGACTGGTAATTGTATGTTCTGTCCTGATGCGTCTGTGAATGATGTTCCGGTCAAACCGTAGATGTCTTGTGCCATTATCTGATTGCTCCTACTTTGATGCCAAACCTCTCAGGTGCCTGTTGCTCGTATGCTGTTCGGATTGGGTATAAGAATGAAATAAGATATCCAAGTGCGTCATTCATATGATCAAATCCCTGTGTCTTGTCTGGCAGAACAGTCCCCTCTTTATATGTGTGTTTGCTAATGCTATTTAACAGATTCTTACACTTGGGATGGATGAATACCTGTCGCTCGCCCGATGCCGAACACAACTTGGCGTTGACGGAATTGATCCTGTCCCTGACCGCCATGTGCCTTGGTGG